TTAAACTTTGATTATCGAAGCGGCGCCATGTACTCAGGGTATAACTTCTACGACCGCCCCATGGCGCGGAGCACCGTTACCAAGGTCAACGATGCCAACTCCGCATGGCACGCTCAGGAGCCACACTGGATCCTGATTGAAGATCTAATGTCCGGCACCTACGGGATGCGTCGTAAGCATCGCCGTTACCTGCCGCAAGAACCACGCGAGCTAGACGAAAGCTACGACAACAGACTCGCTCGCTCCGTATGTCCGCCTTACTACCAGCGGCTTGAGCGGATGCTGGCTGGCATGTTGACACGCAAGCCGGTTCGGTTAAACGATGTATCTGACATCGTGCGCGAACAGTTATTTGACGTTGACTTGCTAGGCAACGATCTCAACGTCTGGACGTATGAAACCGCACGAAAGATGGTGCGTTACGGGCACATTGGTGTGCTTGTGGATGCTCCTGCTGCTGGTGAAAACGGAAGACCTTATTACGTCAGTTACTCGCCGCGCGAAATCCTCGGCTGGCGTACGGAACTGGTAGACGGAGCGCAGCAGCTTAGTCAGCTTCGCCTGCTAGAAAAGGTGATCGTGCCTGACGGGCTTTACGGCGAAAAGGAAGTCGAGCAGGTCCGCGTCCTAACCCCTGGCAACTTTGAGCTGCATCGCCGTGATGAAAAGTCCGGTGACTTTGAGCTGTTTGACAATGGCACCACAACGCTCAGTCAAATTCCTTTTAGCGTTGCCTACGCTAACCGCGTGAACTTTATGGAATCACGTCCGCCGATGGAAGACATCGCGGAGCTAAATCTAAAAGCGTATCAAGTGCAATCTGATCTGGACAATCAGCTCCACATCTGTGCTGTCCCGATGCTTGCCTTCTTTGGCTTCCCTTCTAGCGCAGAAGAAGTATCCGCTGGTCCTGGTGAAGCAATCGCATTCCCAGCAGAAGGGAAGGCACAATATATAGAACCCAGCGGTAACAGTTTTGAATCGCAGTTCCGCAGGCTTGAGCAGATCGCACAGCAAATCAATGAGCTAGGTCTATCTGCTGTGCTAGGTCAAAAGCTATCGGCAGAAACTGCAGAGGCTAAGCGCATCGACCGCAGTCAAGGTGACAGCACCATGATGGTGATCGCCCAAAATATGCAGGATCTGATTGATAACTGCTTGACCTATCACGCTGAGTATCTCAACATCACCGAGGTTGGCAGCAGTTACGTTAACCGCGACTTCCTAGGCGCACGCCTTGAACCGCAGGAAATCCAGGCATTGTTGCAGCTCTACACCGCTGGCACAATCACTCAAGAAACGCTGCTGCAAAACCTTGCTGATGGTGAAGTGCTAGGTGACGATTTTGACGTACAAGAAGAACTGGAAGCGACCCAAACTGGCGGCATGATCGAGATGGCACAGCCTGAACCTCGCGTCAATGAACAAATGCCAGAAGAATCTGCAGAACCAGAAGATACAAGCGATATCCCGGCATGATGAGCTGGCTATGGAGGTTGGCAATGGAAGCAAACAAGCCACGCAGGCAACAGCTCGTCGCTGTTAAAGGACAAATGAAGCCTCACATTTTTGCTGTTATCAGGCTTAGCTGGTATCGCAAAGGCAAGCTATACACCGTAGAAGAAATGAACGTAGAAAACGGAACTGATGAAACGCCAGAGGCTGTCATCATGCTGATCAAAGAAGCGTTAAAGTCTGGCGCTGATGTCACCATGCAAACCGCATGTAAGCCTCAGGATCTAGGTATCGAATAATGGCAACGCCAGCAGTTCTATACCGCAACGCCATTGACCTCAACCGCTACAGCAATAGCGTTGCACGTCGGTTGATCAACTCCTACAACGACATCATTATTGATGCTGTCAACCAACTGCGGATTATTGACGAAGCTGCCGCACCTGTTAAAGCTGCCAGACTGCGTGCTATCTTGGCTCAGCTAAAAGCAAGCCTTACTACATGGGCTGGCGATAGTACTGAGCTAACAGCTAACGAACTGCAGGGTTTAGCGCAGTTGCAATCTGAATTTGTCACCCAGCAACTAGCGCGCGCGTTGCCGCCAGGGATACGCTCTGCTGTCAACACTGTTGAAATCAGCCCGCAATTTGCACAGTCAGTCGTCACAACAGATCCAACGCAAATCAACGTCGTCACGCTCAGCGATGATTTGGTCGCTGCCGTTCAAGGCGCACCGCAAACATTCAGCTTGACTGCAGCAAAGGGTGCAACCATCACTTTGCCTAACGGTCAGGTAGTCGAAAAAGCATTTCGTGGCATTGCAGAATCGCAGGCTGAACGGTTTGGACAGGTTGTACGGAACGGCTTACTGACTGGTGAAACGACACCGCAAATTGCAAAGCGCTTAGTTGGCACGCTGCAGTTTGGTGAGAATCGCACGGTTAAACAAGCAATCGCAGCAGGTGGTGAACTAACCACCATTCCAGACAATCAGGTGATGGCACTGGTGCGTACCAGCATCAATCAAGTTGCTAACGCTGCCAGCCAACAGGTCTACGAAGCCAATCAAGACATCACCAAAAAGTACCGCTACGTCGCAACGCTTGACATTAGAACCAGCGCAATCTGTGCAGCGTTAGACGGGCGTGAGTTTGAATACGGCAAAGGTCCAACCCCGCCTCAGCATTTCAACTGCCGGTCAACGACTGTGCCGATCATTGATCCTGACATCCTGCCGCCATCGACAACGGCAACACGCGCTAGCCAGGATGGTCAGGTGCCGATCAACATGAGCTACGGCGAGTGGCTAGCAAAGCAACCCAAGGCGGTTCAGGCTGAAGCCTTAGGTGCTGGCAAGGTGCCGTACTTCAACAAACTTGCCGAAAAATACGGTCCTAGAAATGCCGTTGCCAAACTCGTGCGCGATGATGGATCTGAACTAACCTTGGACCAACTTCGCAGTCGCTATGGAACTCCCGAGTCTTAGGCACTTCAGGAACGAGGGAATCTATTTCGTCTTCTCTGATCCTGTCGAAGCCCTGATTGGTGAAGCGTGGGTGCCAGCGGTTTATACCGATAAAGGCTGGGCTACTGCTGATGGATCTACACTGCTGTCAGCCGTTGAGGACTGGCGTTATGCCGTTGAAGAAGGGCAGGAGCAAAAAAGTGATACAGCAAAACATCAAGACAGAGATCAAGGCAGGAAAACCACCAAAGCAAGCGGTGGCAATCGCGTACGCAAAAGCCGGAAAATCACGCAAGCGGAAGGCTAAGTAAATGGCAATCGGAATCGGCTCACGCGTTGCCTGGACTTACCAAGGCACCCGCACCTTCGGCACTGTGACAGGCGTTGCCAAAAAACGCGCCACCATCAGCACACAATCTGGTGGGCAGGTAGTACGCATCGCTCAGCCTGGTGATCCTGTGCTGGAGATCAAGTCTGAATCCACCGGCAACAAAGTGCTCAAGCTGCGTTCTGAACTGAAGGAAGCGCCGTTGAAGCGATGAAAGGCAGGATCTGGGAAGGCAACTGCATTTACCTCAAATGCACCGATGGCATGATTGAGGGGCGGTTTGTTTTCCCATGTCCTCCGGATGCTCAAGTTTTAGGCAGTCTGATGGGCAGACTGGCAGAAGGCATTGAGGTTATTACCTGCACAGAGGAGGATGACGATGGCGATTGAGTACCGTGGCGAACGCTTCGAGGGTTACAACAAACCGAAGCGCACACCAAACCATCCGAACAAATCGCACGCAGTCCTGGCAAAGGAAGGCGACAATGTAAAACTGATCCGCTTTGGGCAGCAGGGCGTTAGCGGCAGCCCACGCAGAGAAGGTGAATCCAAAGCAGCAGCAGCACGACGAGCATCCTTCAAAGCACGCCATGCCGAAAACATAGCAAAAGGGAAAATGTCTGCTGCCTATTGGAGCGACAAAGTGAAGTGGTGATAACCTTCAGTTGCACTTAACCCTGCGGGTTATTCATGTCTGAAGAAAACCAAGCTGTAGAGCCTGCGGCTCATACGGTTGATGCAGAAGCGTTGCAGCGCAGCGTAGAAGCACTGGAACGCAAGAACAAAGAACTGATCGCTGAGCTTCGCTCTGCCAAAAAAGCACCAACTGTGCCCGATGGCGTTGATCTGGACGAACTGCTGGAATTCAAGCGTCGTGCCGAACAGGCAGAACTGGAATCCCAAGGAAAATACACCGAAGCCAGGCAGGCTCTGGAGCAGCAGTTCCGTGAGGCGACGGCGCAAAAAGACCAGCGCATTGCAGAACTGGAATCCCGAGTGCGGGAACTTGAGCTGCTCACACCAGCCGTTAGCGCACTAGCTGACATCGTGCATGATCCTGATCTCGTGCTGAAAACCAAGCTCAACGCCGATCAAATTGAGCGTGAAGCTGATGGCACTGTCGTTGTCGTTGATGGCTACCAACGCACACCCGTTAGCGAGTGGGCAAAACAAAGTCTGCCAGCTTGGATGCAAAAGCAACCTAAGCCTCAAGGCAGCGGCGCACCTGTAGGACGTAGCACTGGCGAGATTCCTGCAGGCATTAAAAACCCCTTTGCACCTGAATCTTTTAACTTGACAGAGCAATCTCGGCTATTCCGCACTGACCGCGATTTATACGACAGGTTGAAAGCAGCAGCGGGGCGTTAAACTTTAACGTAACCGGCTGCGCTGGTATTTAGGGCTGCGCCCGACACCGTAAACCATTCTTGAGGATTAGTCATGGCGACTCTTCGCTCTGACGTCATCATCCCCGAGGTATTTACGCCTTACGTCATTGAGCAAACCACCCTGCGTGATGCCTTCTTGGCTTCCGGTGTGGTGCAGCCTATGGCGGAGCTAAATGCCACAGAGGGCGGTGATTTCATCAATGTTCCTTTCTGGAAAGCAAACCTTTCCGGCGATTTTGAGGTGCTGACCGATAGCTCCTCCCTGACTCCCGGCAAAATCACTGCCGACAAACAAGTGGGAGTCGTGCTCCATCGCGGGCGTGCATTTGAAGCAAGAGATTTAGCCGCTCTTGCCGCAGGTTCCGATCCTATGGCTGCCATTGGCGCCAAGATCGCTGATTACGTTGCGAACCAGCGTCAAAAGGATCTGCTGTCCTGCCTGCAGGGTGTGTTCGGTTCGCTGAACAGCAACACCAGCAGCTCGGCTTTCTTCGATCTCTGCATCGACTCCGAGTCTGGTGATACCCCCACCACTTTGAGCCCCCGTCACGTCGCTGAAGCCCGCGCCATTCTTGGTGATCAGGGTGACAAGCTGGCTGCGGTTGCTATGCACTCCAAGGTGTATTACGACCTTGTAGAACGCCGCGC